GTATCTCTTGTGCTTCTACCTACAACACCTCCTCCAACAAAATTAAAGCCACCTGTAGGATCTTTTTCAGGGAGATTGCCTATAGGCTCTCCACCGCCACCTCCCCCAGTGTTGCCGCCGGGATCAGCCGGAACTGCGGGCGCAGCGGGTCCTTGGGGGCCAGCACTGCTTGGGCCACTACCACCGCCACCTCCACCACCGCCAGGAACGCTAGGAGGAGGAGCGGAAGGTAAATCGTCTAAGGGAGTATACCCATTGCCTCCACCTCCAGGAGATATAGGTTCTATGGGGTCCTGTGGTCCAGCATTAGTAATACCGGGTCGCACAGGGCCTGGGCCGGGGCTTTGAGGACCTGCGCTAACCACACCTCCTCCTCCACCACCCCCTCCAGGATTACTTGGGGCTGGAGCAGATGGTCCACCACCTATAGGCGTAAAGGGACCGCCGCCACCTCCTGTGGGCTTAGGCTGAGGACTTATTGGTCGAGGACCCGGCGGCTCTTCGCCGGGGTTAATTGCAGGGGGGCCTGGGGCCGGGGGATCGGGGATTGCCGGAATAGTATATCTAGCACTAATAGCTGGACATTCTCCGTTACATCTAGGGGCTGTAGTAGTTCCTGTATTACAGTTCTCATAGCCGAAACCTGTACCTTCTATAGATAATTCGCCTCCAAGTGGAAGGGTGGCAATAAAATCATCTATGACTGTTTGCGTAGTGTTAGGTGTTCCTATGGGCTGTCTTACGCATTTTTGATTAAACGTAATATTCCATACCCTAGTACCATCAAATCTTACGTTATAATTAACACTAATCCTATTCTCGTTAATGACACAACGGCATTCTTTCGGGTTAGGGGGTGCTGCTGGAGCCCCTGGTATTGATGGGCCTGGAGAGGTAGGACCTCCTGGGCGTACAGGACCTGCCGGGCCAGGAGCGGGCGTTATAGGGGTTCCTGGACCACCTCCTCCACCTCCACCCCCTGGAGGAATAGTTGTGGGTCCTCCAGGAAGGGCGGCAGGACCACCCCCACCTGGGTCTACAACAACAGGAGGATCAGTTGGGTCAGCTTCAGTCTTAGTTCCAGGAGGATCAGGATCGGGCGGATCAGGGTCATTAACATTACCGCCCTCAATAAAATCAGGGAAGTTAAATGGGCCTCTTCCTGGTAGGAAGTCTCCGCAACCGAACGTAGTCTCAGACATCCTTAGCTTTGATTAAGAGTAATTACATTGTTGGAGTTTAGGTTCCCGTAGAAGAAGTTAGCATCTTCCTGCGAGACCGACTTCATAGACCATGTAATGGTAGGATAAGTACACTTACCCAATCTAGGGTTTCCTAAGTAACCGCTAAACCTTCTCGAAGTCGAACCAAATATTGAGGACTGCGGGTTGGGGTTAGATCTTAGAATATCCTCCACAGGAACTACGAAAGAACTAAACCTTTCTCCACCTCTTTCACTAAGGCTAACTGACTGACTACCCGTAGAAATTGTATGAGGTGCAGGTACAAGGGGTCCATAGTTGCTTCCAAAAAAGGTGCTGCCTCCTCCAGTCGCTATATCGTGCGTTGCAAACGCCACATAAATTATGAAATAATCCTCTCCTTTTTCTACCCAGTTTCCAATGTACCTTGCTTCTTCTGTTGCATTAGGAGCTAGGTTATTATAATTAGTTCCTTGGCTGCCGCCAAACCCAAGGCTCCCATCATCTCCACGGGCACCTGAAATTTGAGGAATACTGTTAACAAAGTCTATGTCTATAGTATAATCAATCATACCCGGATATGCTTCTCTATCAAACTCTATTCGTTTTTTAATAAAGCTAAAGTGAACTCTTTGTCCGTTGATCCGATTTGCTGCCGAGCCGGAGTTACTATCTGAACTTTGTGAAGCCATTGTGGCGTTATTGAATTGAATTTGTCTGGCGGGGGGTTCTTCTGAGGAGTTTAATCCATCCGGTCCAACAAATTCTTTTGCCGCTCCTGCGACAATGCTGCCATCTGCCACACTAGTATTATCCAAGTTTCCGTATTGAGAAAAGAAAGTGTTTATATAGTCGTTAGGAAATCTACCTACTTCAGTTAAGTCTGTATTTAGCAGCGCCCACTCTGCTAAATCCCAATCGGGATAAGCAGGAACTTCGAACCCTGTTCTAGACAATCCGTACTTTTGTTTTATATAATCCTTAATAGCAGCTTCTGAATCGTTGTCTGGATTTAAATCCTGAGAGAATACTTTTCTGTAAAAATCATACATGGCACCCTCAGGGCCAAAGTTCCATCCACCGAAAACATACCCAGCGGCAATTGTTCTCATTCCTTGTGGGGGACCTGCTTCCGATTCTACTTCTAAGTTTTGAAGTCTAGCATTAATAGAATCGTACTGACGCTTTAACTCATAATCCATTTGAGCTTTACCCACGGCAGGATTAGCTAAGGATAGTTGAGGTAGAGCAGCGGCAATACCCGCTCGCTCATTGTAGCTTAGTTCCGCAGTTCTAAACAAAGGTCGAATATCAATAACATCAGTTGTAGAAACTACAGAAGAGCCCCTGGTGACCCACACATACGCTACGGGGAGAATGGATTGTCCTACTAACTCAAAGGCGTTAGCCTCTAATTGCTCAGAGAGCAGTGGAGCAATATTTAGAAGGTCATCAGGAGCAGGGAAGCTACCTCTGACATCAAAAGCTATGTCATTAGCTGAGGCAGCAGTAAACCCAATGTTCTCATTCTCAGTATCTCCTGGAGAAGCCATGATCTTGTGATCATCGCCTGTACTTTGAAGATACTCTTCCCTGTAATTTGTGGTGCCTTCAAGGTTGGCCTTGATTCCTGCACCCCTTACAATGCCTAGAGTTGGGGCTGTGATCACCTCCTTACCCGAACCCTTAAGCACAGTGGTAGAACTAGCGTCAATAGGCTTACTGTAAATGAAAACCATGTCGATCCTGTTATAAACATTATCAACTCTGGCTTCGTCTCCGTTCTCGTCGATGTAATTAAAATCGTCATCATCGAAGTTAGGGACTTCAATTGTTAATTCCTCAGGAACGTCTACGATTGCAGTTCTAGCTACGCCTCTCCAAGCTCTAATGAAGAATGAATCGGTCTTAGGCAGGGTAGCAAACCCGTTGAACGGGTTGTTGTAATCGTAAGTCGTTAGAGTAATTCTATCTGATACGGCGTTCCTAGCTTTCGCCCAAACCAAAGCCTCAGTAATAATCATTGGCACAAGCTCTGCTGCTTGACCACCACCAGGACTCTCGTAGCCTAAAGCCCCAGAGTCCGCTTGGGTGGACACGGTTACTCCGTTTTGATCTATTGGTCGGTCAGGTGTAATCATAGGCCAAGTAAATGACCTCTCACCCAAACCATTTAATGCTAAGGAGTCTTCTGCTAGTCTAGATTTAAATGTGTCCAAGGCATCTACTAGAAGGGCATTGGCAGCACTTTCTGTTTCTGAACTAAACGTCCCTGGGTTTGGAAGAGCAGCTTCATAAACATCAACCTCACCAATCTCCAAACCCAAAATTTTTCTGAGGTAAGCCAAAGGTGTTTTTGTAGCAGCATCATTAATTCTAGCTGTAAACCTGCCCGGCTTTACTCTAACAATTCTATCTCCACCTCCAGCGTAAGGTCTTAGTTCTTCAATGTCTACTCTTTTAACATTGCTAATCTTTAGAACATCTCTTCTGATCTGATCTTTTAACCAAAGACAGTTCTCTTGTAATTGCTTAAGAGGAATATTGTCAACCTCAAAATAGTAAGGATCATTTGCTTTAAATAATCTTACAGGGTCAGTGAAACTGTAAACACTCTCTTCGTAAATTTGCTCTGCCATTAGTTATCCCTCGAAAGGTCAAAGATAGAGGATGATTTAAAGCCTCCTATTTGATCGCCAGGATAGGACTCCCCGTCTCTATCCGTGCTATCACTGTAAATTGTAGTTTTTCTGGGCCTTCCCCCTAATCCCACGCTGGCGTTTCTGGCATTTGCAAACATATCTGCTGCTGATTCTTCCAAAATACATTGTGTTGGATTCTCTTCCAGCATCTCAGAGCAGTAATAAAAGCCAGAAGTCCAAAGACTATCGTTAACTCCATCACCATTACTATCAAGGCTAAGTTTAAGTAAGTCGGGGGCTATGGAACTTGCGTTTGCATATCCATCAGGAACTATCGCGGACAATGGAGCAGAACAGTTGTACCCTTGAGAAAAGATCTGATATGCTGGTCCAAGCACTCCTGAGAAGTCTCCTGTGTGGGGGAAAGCTCCATATCTTCCGCCACTTAGATCACTTTGTAATAATCGAGCACTAGCTTTTGGAGACCAATATAATCTAAAGAAGCCTCTGTTGTTAAAGGCCCCGCTAACCCCAAAGGTATACGCGGCGGTCCCGCTGTAATTTATACCTGCTTGGGATAATGCTTCAGCAGTCTCGAAATTAACATCCCCCGATACAGGATAAAATCTGTCGAACTCTGAATTAACATCCACACCTGAAGGAATAATCCAAACAGCACTTCCAGCCCCAAAAGCATCTAGAATACTTAGCGAGCCTGTATCAGGTGTTTTAGGCGGTGCTCCTCGCGCTACAACTTCATCTGTAGAAGTTAAATCTACAGATGAAGTATATATTGCACTTGGACCATGCTGTATACAATCTATAGGGTGCATACCGCTTAGGGAAACGTAAGAGGCGTTTAGCCTAGAGCTATCCGCAATATTCCAAATATTGAATTGATTACACTCCTCTCCGCTGGTATCGTAGTAAAGCCCGTCTGCCGGACTTCCGTTTACAGGAACAGGGAAGTGTACATTTTGAACATTAACTAAACTATCTTCGACTGCTCTCAAGCAGACACCACCAAAAGAGATTCCCTGTCGAGTAGTGTAGTTAGGACTCTGATACCCCCCATCATTAATAAGTAAAGTGTTGGTTCTTCCAGATTTAGTAGGAATTAGTGGCGTTGTTAAAGCACCAACAGAATTTAGTGTTTCTGCTGCTATCTTTGCAGCGTCTTGAGGGTTAGAGAAAAACTGCATGGACCCTCCTGATACATCACCACTTAAAGGAAGCGAATAGCTTACCCTATCTAGTATCGCAATCCCGCTAGGTGTCGATCCCCAGTTTCCTGGGAAAGCTCCCAAGTCTCGCATGTTTATCGTGCTATTTTTTTGTGCAACAATACATGAGCGAGTAGAATGAAGTTCAACTGTTGTATGATTTTCTGCGGCACTTAGATCAAAAGATAAACTATCTGGAGCATAGGAACCTTTAATTCTTCTGGGCTCGAAATTGGTAACCGAATTATCTTTTGCTAAAACATCTACACCAAACTGAGCCACCGCTGTCGGTCCATGAAAGTTTATTGTAGAGTTATTTTCTGCACAGGCTCCTGCCATAACTCTCTGAGTAGGGTACGCGGCTGGACCTAACAGTAGTGTAGCTCCAGTGCTTGCTCCATTTAAGCTGGCTACAGAACCGTTAGTTGCTTTGATCGCTCTACCGTAATAAACCTGTTGTGCATTTACAGTGCCATTGTCAACATCGGTAACGTCAATAAAAGGTTTTACTAGGTCTACGTTTGAATTATCTGAGGCGTAGACAGCAGGAGAACCCCCGAAGGCATTTCTAAAGAAAGAATTTCCATACACCTGCGGGACACTTGTTTTCAACTCAAACCCAAACGTGCTCCCTCCACGAAGATCAACATGGACAGAGTTTCCAGAGAACTCAAGTTGTTTTCTATTTGTATCATCAAGTATTGTGTCTGAATCAAATATTGTTGTAGAGGTTAAACTCTTTAATCCGTTTTTCTGGTTTCCGTCAACAGTAAGATTTTCATACTTAATAAAAGAATTTTCTGAGACTATGCCCTCATCATTGGCATAAATGTCAATCAATCCTTTTAACTCAATATAGGAATTGTTAAGAACGATGCCCGCACTGGTGTTTAGCTCTGAGCAAACGACACCCCCCGTTGCTGGGTTTGACCCGGATGTTCTTTTTACTCCACCACGAAGCTTTGAATTTTCTAAAACAAATCCTTTTGTGTTTCTGGAAGCTACAACCGTAGCGTCTCTTCCCTCTGCCCCTACATCGCCTACACTGGTGGACCCAACATCAAGAGGTAAAGAGCTAACGAGAACTTCACTGTTGATTAGGTGAAACCCAATCCCCAAATCAGCTTCTCTAGTAGTGGCAGGGTCCCCTAAGGTATAATTTCTATACGAAAACGCTGATCTAGAAAGCGTAACATCTGAATTAACGAATTTAAATCCAGCTTCTTTAGCCCTAACAGCCGCGCAGTTCTCAATTAATACTTTAGAATTATTTACCTCTATGCCCGTTTTTTCTAGATTCTCGGAGTTAACAAAAAAGTTTCTTATGTATATGGGTCCATCGCAATTCTTGACAGTAATCTTGGAACAAGAGTTACCGTAAACATTTCCTCCTAAAGCATCTGAAACAGAAACCTGAGGTCTTTTTAGGTTTGCTAGGATGTTAGAATCTAGAGAACTTAAATCAGTTGTAGGTATTGTTTGATCTGTGGTGAAATTCTCAAATACGTTTGGGCTGAATTCGTTAACTGTTCCCGTTCTAAAATTACCATCCGCTAAGGTAACTGCTAAGGGGGTGGATCGTAATGAGTGAGAAGGAAAAAAGACCGAGTTAACCTGATTAAATCTAGGGTCCCCTGTTCCTGATAAAACAGATGTCGATATATGAACACAAGAAGTATCCCTTAAACTGTTGCTCAGGTCTAGGGAACTAATTTGAGTAGGTGCTTGCAAGTATTCTCCTACCGAGGGTGTTGCTACCGCTCTAACGTCGGAAGAAGCATTGTACGTTCTAGCAAAGTTTCTGTTGATGATCTCAATGGATCCCTCTTCTTCTATTCTAAAGTTGTGTAACTCTAGTGGACCTAAATCTCCAAAGTTTCCTACTTCAATGAGGACAGGAAAACGTACCACCTTTGGGATAGCCGCAATGGCAGAACTAACGTCAACAAATATGTTTGTGTTTTGTTGGAGGGTAAGCTCAGGAGTGTCCGCAGACACAGTTAAAGCTATACCTGGGACACCCGCAGAGGTAGCGAATCCTCCTTGCTCCCAAAGTTCATATGTGCGCTCTTCTAAATCATAAAGGGGAACATTGTCCTGCTCCCAGTTGTAGAACGTGCTGGTATCAAACTTGGAAACATAAGGTGTCCAAGAATTAAACAGCACCACGCTGCCGCTGCTTGTATAAACGTCATCTTTGTTGAATGCCATATCAGAAATTTATTGTCCATCGGAAAATTAAACTAAAATCGTTAGTTTTTATTATATCGCTAAATGTTCTATAACAGACTAAAATAGGCTTGTCGTCTGCCGCCCCTGTAGGGTTCTTCATGAACATCCCAATCTCGTTTATTGAAGCATCTGAAGAGTCCCGTTGGAGTCCGTTAGCCGCTTCTTCATCAATAACTAAAGTATACCGAACCGAGTTTTCGTTTATTCTTGTTATTTTACTAGCAGGTATCTCCGCAAAAACTCTTCCTGTAACTTCATTGCTGCCTACTATCTGAGTGCCTTCAAAAAGTGCTAAGTTGCTACCTGTTCCGTATTCATCTATCGAGGTAAGAGCACCGGAAAGCTCATTAATAGAGCTTGTTACCCCACCAGCGGGTGGACCAGAAACACCTACCTGAAATTTTTGTATCTGATAGTCAAGCACGTTGTTCGACCCCGAAGCTGCGAATAAGTAAGACAAACCTACTCCCATACCAGAGACAATAATATTAGAGTCATCTAGGAGAATTTCCTCTTCACCTGTGTTCATTTTCTTAATGATCGTAAGGTGCCCAGTAATGCCCAGTTCTTCTGTAAAGTTTTTCATAGGAAGTGAAGCCTCCACTTTATTGTTAAGTCTTGATAAGAAGTAATGTCTTCTATGTGAGTCAGATCTTTTGACACTCCTTTTCTGCAAAACAATCGGTACTTTCTAGGATTATTTAGTATACTAAACCTAAAAGGAGGTGTATTTCCGTTCAGAAGAGATTGCTTCATGTCTATGGTCCAAAGACCTAAGTGAAAGATTCCTCCATAAGCATGGGCAAACAAAGCATCATCCTTAGACAATGTTACTGCATACTCAACAGTTCCATTAGAAGAAAAATCAATATTCGAGGACGTTGTAAGCCCACTAGTGCTCACCGTTCCAGACACGGCGTTGACAAAGCCTGATACATCCATAGAGCTTACTTCATTGAAGTATCCACCTTCTACCTCAACTTCTATTCCTGAGACAGTTTGATTAAAGTAAATGACCTTATCTCTAGCTACAGGGTAGGGTACACTACTTCCTTCTGGGAAACAGCCTATTATTGATGCCGTCTTAAGAGTATTAAACGTAGAGCTTAACGGTGACTCAGAAGTATAAGCTAACGCCAACGCAGAAGGAAAAAAGTTTGTAAGTTGCCCGTTTGGAGGAATAACAGAACTAACATCCGTCGATGCTAACAAGGCAGACACGGCGGTATTATCTTCTAATATTTCTTTTCTTGGATCTGGGGCCGTAGGAAGCCCTGGGTTAGCGGGCTGATACACTGAATCTATATCCCCATCTACCCTATTAGTTCTTAGTAAGGCTACGTTTCCTGTGGATCCCCCCAATATGCCCGCAAAGGCGCTGGCGCTATAAATACTATTTTTCTTACCACTCCAAGAATGTGCGTTAGATCTAAACGCATCCGACCCTGTGCCAAAAGAGATTGCTTGAATAGTATAATTTGAAGCATCAGTTATAGACGATGTTGCCAGATCATCTATTCCAGATAAAGAGGGAGATACAGTCATAATATCTGCCAATAAAACTCCCGCTCCATCAGTTAGCATATTTGCTTCCTTAAGGATTAATTCATCTCCACTCCAAACTTCTACTTCTCCTCTCATCAGTTATCAAACTCCACCACGCTGTAGCTACCATTAGGTCCATCCGTGTGGCTTACCCACTCAGGCTGAACCCTGTAAGAGATTCTACTACCGCCGCTTACTTCTAGAGTTCCAGAAGTTATACTCGCGTCCCGTGAAGCTAAGGCTGTAGTATTTTCTCCTGCCTCCTTTCCCGTTAAACCATTATAGAAGCTTAATACATCAGCCAACTCTTCTTTATCCAAGTAATACTTATATTCTTCAATAAACGGCCTTAGTGGTATGCCACTAGTCTCTAATCCAAGCCCAGTAGATATCCCAGATTCGTATCGCAATGTTTGATCTTGCAAATCAATAGAATCAATTAAAAGATATTTTGAGTAATTGTTGTTGGGGATAAAGAACACTTCAATAATATAATTTCTGTCTTTGTGTACCTGATCCGTTATCTTAAACTGCTCCTCGTTCTTATCTATAATTTTCTTATACTCAAAATTATTATATATGGTGAAGTTTCTAGTATCAAACTGCACTTCAAAGTCTTTGAAGTAGTCTTCCTTAAGATTGGTTATTGATAGATCATTGACATACTGCTCTGGAGCTTCCTGAGCATTTAGACAATACTGCCTCACCGCTTTTTCTGGAATTATAGTAGGGAACGTATAGATATGCGACAACTTCTTTTTCACTTGATCAATACTCAAACTACTTACGTTTGTTGGCTCCCATCTACCTTTGGGAGTCCAAGACCACATCAAGTCCTGAGCAGGTTCCGTGTGTATCCACACACCTAGCTGGCCCCCTCCTAGGTCTAACTTAGTTTCATCAGCCACTAACGACTTAATATTTAACTTGAACTTATGCTCAGGGTTTAGCTTATTGTCCATGTCCCCGTAAGAGGAAACGTCAAACCTTACTCTAGGTAATCCTCCAACAGACTTGCATTTAATTACTGGATTATTTATAAAGTAATTTTCTTCTCCGGGAATAGCTCCACTGGAAGCTAGATTAATTACGCGAAACTCATTTCTACTAGGTGCTCCAGAGATATCACAAAACTCAATACCGCTAAGAATTGTTGGATTTCTAAAATCAAAAGCTTCGCCTGAAACATAAGTGCCTACCAGAGGAACGACTGCTTGGTTTAAGCTGCTCGCTGTGAACGTACCTACTTTCCCATCTGCCCAAACAGTGGTATTATTTATAGGGGTGTTTTGTCTTAAAGAAGTTTGAATAAACGGACTTCCATTAGCTCCGACAACTTCAAAATCGGAATTATACAGTGCTTTGCCAAAAACATGAGCAAAAATATTTCCTCCTGTCTTTTTTTGTATCGTAGGTCCTAGTGAATGCTGACCGAAGCTTTGGCAATAAGCTCGATATAGGTTATGTATTCCTCTACCAAAGCTAAAGTTTTCATAATCTGCATAGGAGTTTATAACTAATCCACTAGCAATAGCTGAGTTAGTAAGGCTTTGGACCTGATCTTTCCAGTAAGAATCGTCACTAAAGGATGATGGGTCTCCGCTTACTTGAATCTCCGCAAGAACCCTGGCTTTTTTTTGCATTAAGGAATGCATTGCCTTAATGATTGCAGGTGTCTGACCCCTATCAACATAGCGGTCTGTAGTTGAAGGAATATCTTCGTTCTTTGCGTCAGACCCTATGACCTTTAATCCTCTGTACGGGAAGGTATTACTAGTGTCTACACCCGAAAAAGTATTAGTAGAACCCAGCCCTTCGCAAATGTGCCATACCCCAGAGATATTCGTGTGGTCCTCTACAGGGTAAAACTTTCCCGCAGAAGCAACATACCCAAGCGTAAGCTCTCCTAAAGAGGAGGCCATAGACCTCTCAATAACTGAAGGATCGTAGCTCACAGGGCCGTTGAAGCCTGTTCTATCATAGTATCCTTGCTCAGGTAGAGTATACCTAAAATTTCTTCTCCGCAAGGATCTCCTTCCTGTTCCGACAATGGAATTGGTTGAACTTAAATCAGTATCTACTCCATCAACCTGACTCCTTTTAAACGTGCTAAAGCCTTCTCTTCCAGGCTCAGAAATGATTTTTACACCACTTACTTCTGCATTACTTAAAACCGACCCGGAAGAATACCCCGCTCGGGTATCGTCCTTATCGTAACCAAGGTAAGTATAATTTGTAGCAGAGGAAATAAAATCGTCCTCAGCACTAGCGTTTAAGTTGACTCTAGGGATTGTGTGTGCTGGGCTGTACTCCTGAGCTACCCTAGCGGTTTCGTATAGTGCATACTTAGAATCTGCCTCAAGTGTTGATTTTCTAAAATCGAAACTTGCTTCATCAAAATCCAGGAATATATGAGAGGATTTTCCATTCCAAAGACTAAGCAGATTCTTCTCATAATCAGAGATGCTGAACATAACCTCGTCATAGTTTGGTGGGTGCTGCACAGAACTGAAGAACATCAAGAACTCATTCAAAGATCCTATGTTACTATCGTCTGTCACCGCGCCACTAGTTATAAAGTCTCCTACAGAATCAGCAAAAGAAGGTTCGACTTTAAAACATTTAAGCCTGTCTACTAGTAGTTCCGCCAAAGGTTTAGTTACAGAAGAGTCCCTATAATACTTTACTTCCTCAAAGGGAGGCATGGGATAATTTTGTTTTCCTCTATAGTTAAAAAGGAACTCAGGATCACCCTCAAAAAGTAAGTAAGTTGGTCTCTGTAAACCAAGGGGGTGACGTTTACCCGTCATGTATACTCCCTCACCAAACGGCCCAGGGCCTATGGCTCGATCCCATAAAGCCACTTCTCCAAATTCTTGCGCTTGTCTTCGTAACGCTTGATACCCCGCACCATTCACGGGGTGTGCGTGCCAAGGTTTCATTTTAGTATCGCCAAGCACGGTATACAAATCACCTTTGGTCCCATCTTCATTCAGCACATAGAACCTAGGTAGGGGGAACTCTTTACCAAAAAATTTAAAGTTCTTCGGGAAAGCCGAAGCTAAATCTAATAGAATGCTATCCGTAGCTAACTTTATATTTTCTTCCAAGCTACTTGCGTTGTAGGTAGGAACTCCAGCCTTTTTCGCTATCTCAGGCGTCCAAGTCTTAAGGCTTTTGAATAAGGGCGAGCCTGTCCCCAGAGAATACCAGATAAGAAAAGGAACATAAGACTCCCACAAGGGAATTATCTTTCCTTCAAGATCTAATAAACTATTGACAACAATAGCGTTAAGTGCTGCCCTAAGAGCAGCCTCTGTTCCCGATTTTTTGTAGATATCAACCGCCACTCGAAGCTGATGTCTCCACTTCTCCGACTGATTTCCTCTAAGTTTATAACCGATCAAGTCCGCAATATATTCCAACTTATCTTGATCTGCATCCTCAATGTCGTAAATATATTTTATTTTTTCTACTTGATCAGAAATATCAGCAAAATGAAAACCCAACGCGGTTAATATTTTTCTGTACGGTCCATTGGATACTCTGTCTTCTAAGGTTAATTGAGCATCAATAAAATCATCAAAGGCTTCTTTTACTGTATAGTCCTGATTGTCAATAGATAAAGGGGAATAGATAACATCTAGTAAAGTAAGCAGATTATCTAACCTTTGTGTTCCGCTAGTGTATGTTGCAACCTCCCCAGAGCTAGAATCCAGTATTGCGTCTGCTGCGCCTGACAAGTAGTCTGCTGGAATATATTCTCCAAAGGAACAAGTTTCCACATTATTCCAAATATATTTTGTAAATCCTTTTATGCCATCAACAGTTTCTAGCTTTTGGCCTAAGTAAAGAGTGGAGAAGCTATCAACAACAAAAGAGGAAGGGGAATAAGAAAGATTACCTAAGCCAGAGGTGTTCAATAAGTAGAACCAACCTAGTGCATCTACAAGGTAGTTATGAATGCCGCTGGCGTCCTGGCTCCCGGTAAATGCGGAAAGCTCTGCCACATTACTTTCTATTGTTCCTGGGGTAGTTATTCCAGGAGGAACTAATTTAGGTAGGAGTGTGTCGGAAAGATAATCTCGGAACTCCGCGCTGGTATCAAAGTTAGAATAATTAACGGAAAGAGGAAGTAAAATCTTCTCCCTAAAACTTTGACTAGTAACTTTTGTTAAATTATTTTGTTTTACAAAATACTGAGATATTCCAGCTATGGAACTAAGCTGACTAGTTTGCGAGCCGGGGATAGAAGAAATAGGCAGAATTCCAGAAAAGTTATTTGCTATATCCAGATGGCTGTTTATAATTTTTGATAAAGGATTAAACTCCGTCCCACTAAGAGATAAATCCTCTTGGACATACACATTAGGAGTTAATAGCTCCAACAACTCTACGAAGTTAGACTTGTAGTATTTTCTTGGATTAGGAGTATATTTGCTGTTATCAACCATCAGGCTAAGTATTCTACATTTATTATTAAGTTATTTAATTGGATAATCTCATTGAAATCAATTCTTATATCCTGGGCGACATTATCCAAAGTAGAGAACCTAACCTCATCTACCTCAAAGATCTGTCTATTTAAGTCAGCTACTATTAAATCCTCGCCAAACTCAGTATTATCTATGCTCATGTAGTTTAAAATTCTATTTCTAACTTTTGCTTTTATAGAGTCTTCATTTTCTTTTTGTTCTTGATCAATCCTAATGGTACAAATAAGATCAAGAGTTCTAATTAAGCCATCAACAACAACTATATCATCAGTCATCATTTTTTTCTCGTTCATGGCCTCTATTAATTGAGTTTTAAAGTTACTAGTGGCTCTTTGTAATTGAAAGTCTCCTGCTTTTTCTAGAACATAAATATCTATTGTGTTGGCAGAAGAGTATGCGTTTCTTGTTGCCGCTGTAGCTTTTCCTATAGTTCCGAAGGTGCTAATGAAACTGTTGGCAAAAGAAGAATAGTCACTTAGGGTTACTAACCTGTCTTGTCTTCTGAAGGTTAGCGGTGCATATTTTTTTGCGTGCTCAATCGTCTCTGCGTTAGCTCCTCCCGTAGCCTTGGAGGTGTTAGTTATGGTCCCTGCGTAGACATTGGTTCCACTTGTCGCTACAATAGAGGTGGCTATAGCCCTCTTTTCTAAGTTGCCTCTAGTACCGCCACCGACTCTATACGTTACTATGTACGATGCATTATCTGGAGGAGAAATACCCGCTACGCCTGTGCCAAAAACAATCGTGGCGTTATAAAATTCATCGTAAACCATCTCAAAAACCCTATCACTAGCTCCCGAAGCGAAATAAATGCTGTCAACTTCCGAGTAAGCTCCAGCAGAGTCATCATTAGGGGAAGTAACAAAGACCTCTATACTTCCCTCGACAACAGGCCCATCGGTGAGGGGGATTGTTTTTTGCCCCTCAGTAGCGGCAAACTCCCCAGTCTCAACAACCAAGGAACCCTCTTGCATAACTAAATTTTGAAATACGTTATTTTGTGTACCCAAACCTTCAGATACGGGAGACAAAACAATAGAAGCTCTATTTGTTGCCTGATCAACTACACCGTTAACTACTTTATATAAGGTGTATGCTACCTGAGCCCCATCCTCTGGGGAAGTGATCTCAAACACCCTTTGTTCGGGTGCGATAATTATAGAGTCAGCCGAGGTGAGGTCTTCATTTTCAAATATTACCTGAGCATCCGCTGCTGCGGATAAAGGACCTCTCATTCTAATGCCAATCAACTCTAAAAGTTTTTTTACACTATTTCTCTGCTTTGCTGTAGCTAAAAAGTTTTCATTAGCCAACATGTCAGCCTTCATGGACATAACTGCTCCCTGGTATGCTGCTAACTCTATAAACATCATACCCAAATCTGATTCCACAAAATACTTATACTCGTCAGGATAGACAGCCTTAACATAATCAATAAGAGAATCTCTTAAGGTTAGGAAGTCTGTGGCCGCAAAGTTTATTAAATCCACTCTTCTGTTAAGAGCTATAGGAGCCAACTTCATAAAGTCCGAAGTTATTGTACCAGAAAAATTCATTCTATTTTTGCCTCTATGTCAAATACTTGTAAGTCGTCTGTAGATAATCGAACAGTTAATATTACTCTTATCTGGTTTCCCCCCGCCGCGTCATACTCACCCGTCTCAAATACGCCTACCTTTAGCAGAGTAGCCCCCACAATATAATTAGAAAACGAAAAAGCAATAGTATCCCTTATTTCTTCAAATAGCTCCTGGGTTATTGGCTGAAAAAGAAATTTTCTTAGGTTGCATCCAAAATTAGGAAGCATCAGCCTCTCGCCTTTTTCTGTTCTAATTAATTGAGTTACTGCTTGAGTTATCAATTGTCTTCCGCTGTTCTTTTTTAAGAACCCACCGGAATCTCTTTCTTTTCCTATAGGAAAAGTTAGTCCATAAATCTCCTGACGCTTCGCTCTAGGAGCTTGCTCTTCATACTTTGTAGGACGAACCCCAAATCTCGTAACTGTAGTATTAGCTGCCATTAGATTTTAATATTTTTGAAGAAGCCTTTTTGAGCGTCAAAGTTCTTTTTTACTTCTCTACTATCTAGTGCTTTACCGTAAAATTTGAGGCTTCCCACATGGCCGCGAAGACCGCTCGTTATGCCTCCACGGTCTCCTCCTAGGAAGTTGCCCCGGTAAAACATTCCGTCAGTATATCCGCCTCCTACGATCCAGGGTGTATAAAAATCATACAGTAGAGGACCTTGTTTAAGTATCTGCGGTCCATCCACAGTTGTGGATGAATACTCAAAGCTATTAGGTTGTTTAAAGTTTGGTAGTGAGGGCGTTTGATATTCAGGTACACCAAACACTTCATTTATTGAAGAAGTAGCCACTAGCTCCCCATCTGCATACATTTTTACTGTATTTTCCTTCGGATCGCACGCTATCCCTACAAGAACAAACTGTGAAGACACATTCCCGAAAGCCGTTGCCGAGAGATCTACTTTCATCTTATGGAATATAGGGTAGTCTGCACACTCATCGCTGTTAACAAAAGATGCCGAGGATGCATCTTTTGATATCGTTGGGGCAATGAAAAAGCTAAGAGACGACACGGGATCATTATCAGCATTACTGTTACTGAAGCCTATGGGGTTCGATGACGTAGATAATTGCGTTATTCTTCTATCTCTGGTGAACCCGCAAAGCATACCTCTAACGAGTTGATCCCCCTTGTTATTCGGCAAGTAATCTAGGTCTCTTTCTTGGCCCATTCTGTCTAGATTAGAGAAACCTTCCTTGATTCCTACATTTTCTGAAGCTAGTAGCACCTTAGTTAAAGAAGAAGCCCCAGTGCTTAACCAGCCAGCCTCGCTATCTAAAATGTCCGGTACATGAACCCAGCACTCCATACTAAAGCCCGAAGGTGAGTAGGTTAAATTTTGATACTCTTTAGTATCAGGGAGCTTTAAGAAGCTTCCTAGCGCGGATGCCGCTGCGGTGTTTCCTGCGGTCCCCTTATTCTTAGTAATCCCTCCTAGATAAGGAATAGCTAATCCAGAAGCAAATATGGTCTGTCTTGAAGTGCCTACCAACTGTGCGTTGTTATAGTTATCATCCGTAGCGCAATTGGTCGAGGTAAAGTTCGTAGATGAAGGTAGCTCTAAGTTAGTGTCTAAGAAATTATAAATAGCAAATAATTTATCTGTAACGATGTTGTCCGTTAAAGAAAGTACCGTCGCATTCGTTTGGTCAGTAGACGAGGGAGAGTAAATAATACTACCTCTACCTATGGTCGGAACATTTAAATGCTCATAGCTGAGAGACCTTGGTTTCGGTGTGGACCTAACGAACTTGGGATTCAGGGGAAGAACTATTCCGTTTACTTCCGCCTGTTCAAAAACTAGAGCCCGCTGCTTTTCTAAATCAACCTGCAAATTATAATCAGCTAGGAAGGAGAAATCATTAATTGGAACATCGCCCGGAGGGAATATAGGCTGTGTCTCTCCACCATAAATTTGAGGAGCTTTTACAGCAACTTCAATCTGCTTCTTTCTTCTGTTTAGCTTGTCGTTGTGATTAGCTATTTCTGATATAATAAGTTGTTTTTGATTTAAAACAATGGAAGAGTCCTCTCCATGTTGTTCAATAAATACTTGGAGGTCGCCAGAAAGATCAAATACTAGTTTATCCCTCTGCTGCTTTATAACTTGTAAAAAATGATCTTGATCGTAATATACTGTGAGCCCTATGCTATCGTCAATTATGTTTGGATCAAATATATTATCAGCAAACTTATTTAGAGAATTTATATCTATCTTATCTCCCTTTCCACCTAGGTTAGGATCATAATTGTATTTCCACCTTTCCCCAACAGGGACAATACCAGAAATAGATGTGATGATTGGGTCTAAGCCCCCTGTCTGCGAATCGTAATATAATCCATCCTTAGTTAATATGTATTGACCTGTAACTGTTTCGGGAGGCCCAAACGTAAGTCTAAAAGTGTCCTCCTCAGAAAGTCCAGGATCAATAGAAGCAGAAGTATTAAGACCGCTCAACCCGAACTCTGAGTCATCTTTGAAGACAGGCTCTAGAGAAGGGTCATCTCTTCTGGCCTTGATAATACTATTTATTCTAGCTTCAAAAGCATCGACTCGGTTTACGAAGTCCTTAGCTGTATTAGCCGAAGCTATTCCCGCAGCATATTTGTTTTCAACTGCTGCTCTTCGCTCCTCCGGAGAAACCGTCCGGGCTGCATATCCGGGGTCTTTGGCACTCATGTAGTCGCCAAACTTACCTACACAATCAATAATTGCCTCGACTTGATCTATAGCAGCATTAAGGTTTTGGTAGATTTGTGCTCCGAAAGCGGTTAGTCCATTGATCAAAGATAGTATTTCACCGAGAGCGGTAAAATCAACTCCCAGCCACCCATCATCTAATTTAAATTGAAAGGTTCCTGTCTCAGTATCAAAGGTTATAATGCCTAAATCAAATTGTAGGATTCTAAATAATTTTTGAATAATCTCATTTGCTTTAGCTTTTCCTTGTTGTGCTGCTAAGTTCATAGAAATTAGCACCGGAGAAGGTAATAAGCTAAGAACATCAGAAGCCAAGTTAAGCATACAGCTAGGAACACCATACGCCATACCTAAAGCCTGTACAGGTCCAGCTCCCGTTTGGCCCTGTGCCGTAAGAAATGTATCTAAATCAAATGATGCCATACTAAAATACTCCTAAACCGAAATAGTCGTCTACCTTATATATGTCAGCAGGGTTAGTGTTCTCAACATATCTAGGCGAGTTAGGGACCGCAGCGGCTCCACCTGCTAGATTAACCACGCCCGACCCAGGTTCAATGTTTACTCCTCCAGGCCCAGTAGCTAGAGTCTCTATTGAAGTCCCTTGCGTAGACACTGGCCCCGCGCCTCCGTTGATAAAAACTCCTGCTGTAGCATTAATATCAATCGTTCCTCCTGGTCCAGTAGCATCAAGAACTATGGAGTTTGCTTGTAAAACAATAGATCCGTCAGGCCCCGCCGTGCCGATCTTAATAAACTGCCTAGCTCCACCCGGAGCTAAAGTCTCAATAAAAATTCTTCCCGTATACGGTGAATTAGCGAATAAATTAATATCCCCTCGATCACTTTGTATGTTAACATTTCCTGCCGTGGCTATTGGATTAGGTTCAGGAATTCCTGCAATCTTTCCCCAAGGGACGCCGTTAGCAGAATTAATAATGTTAAGCTCTCTTCCACCACCTAGAACCCTAACCTCCATATCTGACTCCCTACAAACATGAAGCTGAGGTCCGTTGGAGTCAATCTCAATAGAAGCTGCTCCCTTCTGAGGATTGTCTTGAGGGTTTTGTGTGAGAGTTATTGAAGCGTTGTTGCCGGAATCTAGTTTTATTGAATCTATTCCTGGGCTATCCGCCATTGTAATTTTTTTTCCGTTAGAAGAAGTAAGTTCAGTTTTTACTCCCATGATAGAAACTCCATCTTTGTCATCTGAAATCTCTAAGCCATGACCATGATTACCCTTGAATAGCATTTTATTAACTACCCCAGAAGTTTTAGCTATGTTAGGATCAACTCTTCCAAAAGGAGATGAGCTTTGTGCAGCCTCATCGGCTAAGATAGACTTCCCTCCTTCGACTTCTGAATTCTTAGGAGGAAGCTCTGGTTCAAACGTAGAGCCCATGTAGTACCATTTCAGAGTTCCCATAGGCTGACAAACCAGTATAGGCGTACCCACCTCAGGAACAGCAATTATACCCGCTTTAGCTCCACTTCCATAAGGACTTGTGTAACGAACCATTTCCTCTTGGCCGTCCTCTAACTTTGCTATAAAAGTTCCATCTTTACCTATAGCTGTCCTATCCTTTACCTCTGCTGACTTTATTATCGTTTGTTCTAACATAGTTATTCCTCCCGCTCCTGTTGGTTATCATAAAATTTTTGGGGTGTAGGGCCTCCATTAAACCACTCCAACCCATCTCCAAAATCATACCACCCTGCTTCAAGTATTTCTTTTACCCTCGGACCACCTGAATCTAACGGATTAACCAATAAAGGATTTTCATACCCAAGATCTAATGCCTCGTTAAACTCGGCTGGTCCTGTGACAATCTCTTCATATTCTGGTGTTTTCTCATTAGTCACAGGAGGCTTAGGAGG